AGATAAATGGGCGGAACTGGAAAATGTCAAAGTACGCCAAGATGGTAGCCAGGACAGAAATCAGGAAGGCCCAGACGGATGCCACTCTCGACTTATGTCGGCAATATGAGAATGATTTAGTCGAGGTGTCTGATCACGGCTGTGATTGTGATGAATGTGAGCAATATGAGGGAAATATTTATTCCGTATCCGGGACTCACCCCAAATATCCCCCGCTAGGAGAAACGCCCCCCTATCATCCGAGTTGCAAACACAGCTTGTTACCCACGAGTGAAGAGGCCGTCTCAATCAGGAGTCAATATCAATGATAAACGCATATATGGTTGACTCGTTGACAATCATTAAATGGAACGGGAATGATGAATGGAACGAACCTCTATCGGCATCTTTTATAGATGTCAAGGGATATATCGAATGGAAAACGCGACTTGTCAGGAATCAACAAGGCGAGGAGGTTACATCTGGGGTTACGGTAATGCTGCCGAAAAAGATAGACCGCCCCGCCTATCTAGACCGGGCATTATGCCATGAGGACAGAATACAGATTGGGGGAGAGGATTTTGACAGGGCAATAATCGAGATAAGGACGCCGAAGGATTTTAGTCATCCGCATTATGAGGTAGCACTCGCATGAGCATGACGGTTGATTTCTCTGATTTTGAGAAGGGATTCGCCAAGATTGTTGAAAAAGCCTCAAAAGAAGAGGCGGGCAAGGGATTATTCAAAGCCGGAAATGAGCTTTTGCGGGATGCTATAAGGATTGAGCCTATCGCCCCATTTGATGAGGGGACGTTGAGGGCATCAGCCAGGACGAATAAAGCCGAAATAAAAAAGGGTGAAGTGTCTGTTGAGGCAGGATTCAATATTGAATATGCCGCAAGATGGCATGAGCTTACCCCCGAAGAAGATTCTAAGATAGCCTGGACAACCCCGGGATCAGGGCGGAAATATCTTGAATCAAAAATGACCAGATTTAAAGATAAGTATATGAAAATTGTAGCGAAATCCATAGAGCTTGCATTGAGGCATAGATAATGTTTAGGGAAATTGTGACGCTCATCAGCAATTTAACAGGCTTTACCATCGGCACCCGTCTCCAGGCGGGACATTGGGAGCAGGATAAGCCTAAGCGATGTGTGCTTATTTCCGAGTCTGCGGGGGGGTCTACGGACTTTTATTCTCCCGATTTCGCGTTTTTCAATATCCAGGCGCTTTCTAGGGCCGAAACATATTTTCAGGCTAGGGATGATGCCTGGGCGGTATTTAATGCCTTACACGGCACGTCAGGCTGGAATATGCCCAATTTGGAGTCAGGGCCGGACTATCTAGCCATGACCGTTGAGGCGATAGGTTTACCCGCCTATTTAGGCGTGGATGACAACAGAAGGCATCTGTTCACCTGTAATTTTGTTTTTCGCGTGGAGGAAGCAACCTGTACAGGTTAGCTATATAGGGTAACGGGAGGGGTAGCAGCCCCTCCCTTAAAGCCCTCAGATTTAGGAGGTGTGGTGACGCTCCAAAGGTCTCCGAAGGCCGTTTTTATTGTAGCCCACCCTACCCTCCTAAACAACACATTTTTTAGGAGGTTCTAAATGCCTAATCTACCCATTGGTGATTTAGGTCCGTGTGAGGTTGTTTGGGGTTACGGTGAAAGCGGAGCGCTGAATCTCGGCCCGACTCTCGGCGGGGTCACCCTGCGGATGGACACCACTGTTCACGACATTAAGGAAGACCAGGCCGGGGATGCTGCGGTTGATGCCGCCTTTGGCGGTTCCACGATGGAGCTTGAAGTTATGATGACCCGCTCAACGCTGACTCAGTTGAATGAAGTCTTGCTGGCTGGCGGGGTTGTCTCATCCGGCGATCACAGCTATATCAAGCTCCTCAACCAGATCGGCTGCTCTATGTATGACCTGGCAAAGGCTCTCGTGATCAAACCCCTGTGCGGAAATGAGGTTTCTGACGATCCGGCTGAATGGATAGAGCTTTATAAGTGCTATCCCATCCCGGCATTCGATTTGTCCTACACTCCCGATACCCAGCGCGTTTTTCCCATCAAGTTCAAGGTATTCGTTTCTCAGGAGTCGGGATACGAGGGCGAATTCGGGACACTCGGCATGCCGTCTGGCTCATCTGAATTCGGTATCTAAGGTAGGGAGACATGCCCAGGCTAAAGATTGATACGAGTCTGTTTAGGCCCATTGAAATCGAAATTGACGGGAAGGTCTACGAATCAAAACGATTGACGCGGAACATCTTCCAGGAGATAGAGCAGCTCCAAAAAGAAATCGAAACTGGAAGCGTTGAGGCTGGCTATAAGTTGTTGGAATTGCTTCTTGGTGACGAATGCATGGCCGTTGTTTCCGAGCTTGATATTTCTCTTGTCACCAAAATTACGGCATTCATTATGGAGAATGCTTCCAAGATAGGACAAGAAGAAAAAAACGAATCAAAACCTGGGGACAAAGATTCGCAATAATTGCTAGTGAGTTTCCAGGTTTATTTCGATTTCGAGAGCTTTTAACGCTCGATGTAAGAGACCAGGAATTCTGGCTAAAAGAAGCGCGCTTAAAAGCGCTAGCAAGAAGGCTAGAACTCTATAAGGCAACGCTTTTGCCGAATATGAAGCAAAAAGACATCCAGCAAAACATGAATAGTCTGCAATTGGAAATTTTCGAGTTGGAACACGATACGGAGATTGAAGAAAAAGAAAGGCTATACAAAGAAATGGTTGCCCGGGGTGATCACAAGGCCAGAAAGAAAAGGCGGGTGAAAAAATGAACGGCAGCTTTGGCGGTGGTTTTATAGCCGGATCAATCGTAGGAAAACTTCTGCTTGATAAAAGCGGATGGAATCAGTCTATCCGTGATGTTGATAAAGACAAGAACAAGTTGAGGGGGACGGTCGGCCAAATTGGCTCGGCATTTATGGGCCTTTCTAAAACCTTGTTAAAAGTTGGTGCGGGCGTAGGCGGCACATTTTTGTTAATGGCGAAAAACACGGCCAATGCCGGGGATGAAATAGCCAAATTATCCCGCAAGGTCGGCATATCAGCAGAAGTGTTATCTGGATATGGCCATGCCGCCAAATTAAGCGGAACCAGCCTCCAGGGCTTTGCAACTGGCGTTCGCAGATTATCGGCCAATATGGTTGATTCAGAGCGCGGCCTAATGGAGTCTGTTAGGGCGTTTTCTGCGCTCGGGATATCCGTCAAGGATTCGGGCGGCAAAATGAAAGACCTTAACGGCATGCTGCTTGAGGTTGCCGATAAGTTTGCGCAGATGGAAGATGGAACCGTAAAGGCCGCCCTGGCCCAAGACCTGTTCGGACGAAGCGGACTCGAGATGATCCCCATGCTCAACCAGGGCGCCGAAGGCTTGAGGCGAAACAGAGAGGAGGCAGAACGCCTGGGCATTGTGTTCTCCGATGAGGCGGCAAGGGCAGCAGAGGAATTCAATGATAATCTTTTGAGACTGCAATCCAGCTTTAAGGGGTTAACCCAAACCATAGCAATAAAGGCATTGCCAATTCTAACGGAAATCACGGGCAGGCTGACAAATTTCATGGTTTCCATCCGGGAGTCAATTTCAAAACATGTAGAGGGAATTACCAGGTCGATATTGGGATTTTTCAAGCTCATCGTCCAGGCGATTGAAGGAGTAATGCTTGCTTTTAACGCCCTGAAATATACCGTGTTCAGGATTGGCGAAGAAACCGTGCGGGTATTAATTAAATATCTAACCAATGTTGCTATTGTAACAGATTTGTTATCGACAAAATTTGGCTTATTCAAGGGAGTAAACGAAGCTGTTTTTAGTGCCATGAAGGATCTGGTTTGGATCGGAAGCGAATATTACGAACAGTCTGACAAATCACTAGAAACGATGGCTGACATTGTTGAGGTGTTCGAGAGGCTTGAAAAAGAACTTCAAAAAGCCGGTTCGTCATTGGGTGGGCTTGCCCAGAAAACATCTGAATTCACGCCAGATTTAAGAGATATTCGCACAGAATTAGAAGAGGGCATTCTTCCTGCGGGAAGGGAATTCAATAAACTCTTAAAGGTAGTCCCGACCTATTTGATTCGGGTAAGGGATTTTACGGGCAAAGTGAACCGCGAACTAGAGGTTGCCAGGGAGAATTTCCGCAAGTTTGCCGAAGTCCTGGAGACGGATGCAACTACGGCATTTGTCGGCTTTTACAATGCCCTCCAGGTGGGGCTCAACCTGTTATTCATGGCTAAAGGCGGTCCACGCTTCCCGCTATTTGAAAAAATAAC